CCGTATCATATAAAAATGCGTTTACATTTCATGAATTAAGAACTTTGGACGATTTTAATTATTATATGGGCAAAAATAATATTATAAAAAAAAAAGATACAGTATTTGCTTTAATAACAGATGAAAAATATTTTAACAAAGCCAAAATAACTATAAGAGATTTGCGTTTAAAGGGTAATTGGAGTGGTCCAATTGTAGTAGCTACAATTGATTTTAATTTAAATAAAAATTTTATTGATTATTATGGTATAACAGAAGTTAAATTTCCACCCATTGATAAAAGTGAAATGTTAAAAAAAATTGGACCAAATGGTTTTTCAATCGGAGACAAGAGAGAAATTAATAAAGTAAATCAATGGGAAAAATTACATATATTTGACGAATATTTTACACAATGGGAAAGAGTAGTTTATTTAGATGCTGGTCTACGAGTATTAGACGATGTTAAGTATTTGCTTGAATTAGATTATAAAAATAAAATTTTAGCTCCAATCGATGGCATTATTAACAAACCATTATTATTTAAAACGCAAATTAATTATGACAATACAAAGTTAGTTTCAGAACTTCTTAGTGAATATGGAGATGATATTTTAGAAATGAATCATATGTTAAATTGCATTTGGGTTTATGATACAAATATATTAGAAATTTGTAATAAATCACAATTAATTGAAATAATGAATGAATATCCATTATGTAAATCCAATGAAATGACAGCAATGAACTTGCTTTTTCATTTTAAATATAAATTATGGCAACCCTTTCCAGAAAAGGCATCAAATAAAAAATTATTATTTGAATGGTCTGAATTAAATAGAAAAGGCACAGATTGGAGAGAATATTGTTTGATTAAATATCCTGTTTCCATATTTTTTGACGATTGTTAATTTACCATTTTGTTGTTTTTTTAACACTAATTTTTGGTCCACCACCTTTCTTTTTCGTTGCACTTGGATCATATTTTTCTTCTTCATCATCTGAACCAATATTTTTAGATAATTCCCAGAATTCTTTTGAACCTAATCTAAATTCACCATGTGCGTCAGCTTTATACCAAAACACTTGGTCTCTCAATTGATTTGATTTACTGTTATTATTAATAACCAAACATTCATAATTTTCAGTACATTGATCCATAACTTGACAAAAGCTCTCAAATGTTGGAAACATGCCTGCATAATTATCATAGATGCGTTTTCTATTTGCTATGTAATTCTCTCTTAAAATAAATACATAATCTATGTTAGTTCTTAATGTTGGTGGAATACCAAGAGGATATTGCATTGTTATAACTAACATTACCTTCCAGTGTCTTCCGTTCATAAAAAGAAGTCTCATCATTTTATCACGTGACCAAGTGTTATCATATAAGCAGTCATCTAATATAACAAATGCACGCGGATCGATAGTTGTGCGTTTGTAAGTCTCCATTTCTTTTTTTACCTGCTTTAAAACAGTTCGTTGTCTTTTTAAAACGTTCTCGATAATTGCAGTGTTATATTCATTATGAACGAATAATTTTGGCACCATTGAACCATAAAACCCGTTGCCTTCTTCAGTGCCGGATATAACAGTTCCAATCGGAATTGCTTGCTGATAAAAAAGTAGGTCTCGAACCAAGAAACTCTTGCCTGTATCACGCTTTCCAATTAAAACGACAACCGGACCTTTATTTTCATTGGGTTTAAACTGAATACTTTTCATATCGAATTTTTTTAACTCAAGCGACGTCATAATTACTTATTAGATAAATAATTATTTATAATTTTTTACGCAATTAAATATAATATAAATGATAATAATAAGTTAAAAATGAATTTAATTTATATAATAAAAAGCTAAAGAATGATAAACGTCAATTATCAAAAAAGAAAGAACCAAGAACTTTTTAAAAGTTTAGAAAACCCAAATACTATTTTTCTCTCAAAAGCACAGAATTATATTCCTATTTATACAAAATTCTTCTCCTTAAATGAGACAAATTATAATAATGTTAACTTCAATCATAAATGGTATTTAACAAGTGTTAAAGAAAAAGATAGAGAAGGAGATTTTTTTATGCCAATTTTTAATTGTAATATAAAAAATATAACAAATAACAAAACAAAAGAAAAAGAAGTATTTTTTAAAATGGCACCATTAATCGACCCGTTTAAGTATATGACTGGAAAGTATGACATTAATGATAAACGTAATTTAACGCTTCCAATGCTAAATTCAACAGAAAAAGAATGCAATTCTAAAATTATTGATTTAAATAATTCTGCTTACGTAGACAGTTTATTTTTATTTCTCTCAAGTAATTTAATTTATGAACATAATTTTACGCACGGAGTTGATTTTTATGGTTCTTTCTTAGGCATTAAAAATAATTATACAATTAATATATTTGACGATATTGATTATTTAAATAATTCCGAGTTTTTCAATAAAAATAAAGGAACATTATTTAAGGTAGATGATTATGATTATTTATTTCAACACGAAAATACGAAGCTAAAACCAATAACAATTGGCAATAATATTAGTATGAAATCAAATTTTTCAATTAAATCGTTTGATAATGAACAATTTGAAGATATTTTTGATGAAAATACAATTGATTTAAATGATCTTAAAGAAATGTCTGTTGATTTAGTTGATATAACAAATTCAAATTTACTTGAAACCGCGCCAAATACAAATAATGTATCTTTAAAATCAAAATCAAGTTGTTCTTCAAGAACATCGCATACAAATGAAGAAGAAATAGATGAAATGTTAGATTATGATGAAAAATCCTTAAAAGAAAGTGTTGAAAATGTAGATGACGAAGTTGAAGATGAAGAATCTTTATCAGAATTTGAAGAAGAGAGAATTAATGCAATTATTCCACAATTTCCAATTCAACTTATAGCAATGGAAAATTGTGAAGAAACATTTGACGATTTAATATTATATTATGATTTAAAAACAGAAGAATGGTTATCAGCATTAATGCAAATTATTATGATATTAATAACATATCAAAAGGCGTTCCATTTTACTCATAATGACTTGCATACAAATAATGTAATGTTTAATGAAACAACTGAAAAATATATTTATTATTGTTATAAAAAGAAGTATTATAAGGTTCCTACTTTTGGTCGTATATTTAAAATTATTGATTTTGGTAGAAGTATTTATAAATTCAATGGAAAGCTATTTTGCAGCGATAGTTTTCAAGCTGGTGGTGATGCTGCTACGCAATATAATACCGAACCCTACTTAGATGAAAAGAAGCCTCGTTTAGAGCCAAATTACAGTTTTGATTTATGTCGTTTAGCTTGTTCTATTTTTGATTATATTATTGACGATTTTGATGAAATTAAAGATTTGAGTAAGTGTAAAGATCCTGTAAAAAAATTAATTGTTGAATGGTGTTTAGATGATAAGGGTTTAAATATGTTATATAAAGGTAATGGTATTGATAGATATCCAGAATTTAAGTTATATAAAATGATAGCTCGTTGTGTGCATAATCACACGCCACAAGCTCAATTAGAAAGACCTGAATTTGAAGCTTTTGTATACAAAGGAGATATTCCAACAAATGTAATTGACATTGATAAGATTCCAGTTTATATTTAGATAAAAGTTAAAATTATAATAGAAATATATAATTATATTTATATTATGGGGACATTTGGTTTTATAATAACTCGACATGTTAATTCAGAACAAACTAATATGTATTGGAATCAGTCGGTAAAATTGTTGCACACATTTTATCCAAATACAAAAATAGTAATTATTGATGACAATAGCAATCAAGATTTAGTAAAAGCGGATTTTGATTATCCAAATATTCAAGTTATACAATCAGAATTTCCTGGAAGAGGTGAATTATTACCATACTACTATTATATTAACAATAAATTTTTTGATAATGCTGTTATAATACATGATAGCATATTTTTTCATACAAAAATAAATTTTGAAAAATTAGAGCATTTTAATGTAATGCCATTGTGGCATTTTGAAAAAGATAAAGAAAACAATGACAATACATTA